ATAAAACCCTGCAAGCGTCTTGTCATCCATTAGGATTGTCAGGTTTGCATTTCTTTCCTTAAGTTCCCGCAACACATTCTGCGGATCACTGGCGAACTGTTCCAAATGGCGAATATGCGGCCAAACCTTATCAATCTGCAAATCATTTACAGGATAAGGCATCATATTTCCGTCACCACCACGTTTAACCGTTCAACTGTCACGTTATGCACCGATGTTGTATCACGCAAATGCACCTCGATGTAATCTTCAGGCCCATGCTCAATGATTGTATCAGTGCAAAAAAGAATCGAATCAGTGCCATGATGGATATACATTTTCATGAGTGAATCCAACTGCACTGTTCCTATTGTACTGTCATACACACCAAATTCAATATAATCATGTTGATGCGCAATCATGGTTCCAGTGATTGAAACCCTAAGTTTCCGCTTGTATGTGCTGGCGTTTGTCAGCCGCCCGCTTGTGTTCGTGTATTCGTTGAGTGTTCCCGCCGTACTTGTTCCGGCAATTTTCACAAACGTGGTGGTATCTGCAATCACCGTAGCGGTGGTATTGTTGTGCATATACATCTGGCCAACAACAGGTCGCCGTTCCCGCCGCTCAAACCGAGCGTAAAAATCCGCAAAAAACTTATACCACAGCCGATCAATCAGTTTGCGATCTTGCGTCAGGGCATGGGATTCACGCGGTATAATCATGTGCCGCGCCCTTCAAGAATGGCATCAGCCGCAATGATATTGCATGGTGTGTTGCTACTGAATTGCAACCGGAACACCGCGCCAAGATTGAACTGCCCAAGCCGCCTAAACACAACCTTGGTCTGATACTGGCCTTGCAATCCTGCCGAAACGTGCAGCGGGGTGCTGAATGTGCGCCCGCCATCCTTGCTCCATGACAGCATAAACACCGGATCATCAACAGCGCCGCTTGTGATACCGCCCATACCGTTTTCCACAACAAACTCAAGCCGATCAACGGTAAAGCTGTTGGCGTTATCGGGTGCAACCATCATGTCCACCGTTCTGATGATAGGCGATCCAGCTTCATCAAAACAATTTGAACACAATTCCAGAATACGCCCGCCCGTGGCATCAATGCCGTATTGCTTGCCGTAGCATTGCACCACGTCTTTGATGCGCCAACCGACAAAAGAGCCAAAAGAAGAACGCTCATTCCACAGGCCAGTGTGGGTATTGTACTCAAATGTCATTGCGTGTTCTGGCAATGACAACACCACAAACGCATTACCAAGGCTGGAATAACTGAACATCCGCGCTTTTGACATGGACATTTTAGCAATCTGATCTTTGATTGCTTGCGTACTGATTTCTTGTGGTGTGTAGCCATTTGCCACATACACCACACCATCATTGCCGAGCCAATACAAAGCATTGCGGCAACGTGTGACAGCGTTCTTCGCCGCAAGTCCCACATCCAGAACAGCGCCGGGGATTCTGTCATAATCACCGCCAACACCCTCACGCACAATTTCAGTGGTTTGCGTACCAAACAACCACAAGTCATCATATGCAGCAAAAGGCGCAACAAGGTTATCGTCGTTCGCTTCTGCCGTTGCCAGATTCAAGCCGTCATATGACAGCGCATTCAGTGTATCAGACCAGAAGTATTGTCCTGTTGCTCGTCTGTTAAAAATAACACGCTGGTTCTGTGCCGTCACGGCATCAGCAACATAAAAATCAGGGTCAGCAATTTGGGTTAACGTGCCAGTAGATTGTCGATAAACATAACTAATGTTATCCGCTACAATAACAAGGTCATCCCCAATTTTATCCCGCGATACGTCAAAAATGCCAGAAATAAACCCTTTATCGACATAAACCCCGGTGGAGCTGATTTCATACAGCCGATCCCCGATAATGGAATACATCGAACCTTTGACGGCAAATATCATTCGACTGGACGACGTAGCTGATATGTCGCTAAAGACCTTTAGTCCTGCCGATCCTTTCAAATAAAATGGCGATCTTGCGCCACTGCCTTGAACAGCCGGAACCGCATACAGGTTATCAATCCGCGACGCATCAAAGCGCAGCGATTCACCTTTACCATAGTTAGAAGGAAGCGGAATGTTTGCCATTAGTAATACACCGCTTTAATCGGATCATCATCCTGCGGCATGGAAATGATACGCCGTAGCATATGTTCTCCCATTGTATATTCATCATAGGTAGTTTGGCGGCCAAACAATGGCGATGCCCTGAATGCGGCCATAGCGGTATACGCTTCAGCCAGATAATCCGGGATGCTATCCACAGTCCAAGTTAGTGAGCCGATACGCGCAAGGTCACGCGCTTCAAGCTCATTGTGCAGCAATTCAATGTGTTGATCGACGTGGGCGGCCTCTTCGGCGCTGGCTGTCTGGCCCTGCCCCAGAACCCGCATCCTCTGCAATGTTCGGTTGCGGATGTCCGCTTTCGTCAATGTCGCCATTGGTCAATTCCTCAAAAAAGCGATTGCCGCGCACTTTCGCCACGGCAAAAGGGTCTGTGATGTTGGCGGGTGTCTCAGGATGAAACACCACGCCATACACATCAACAAAGCCCCGTTCGGGATATTCACCCCGATACAGGAAAGTAGGCATCAGTTCACCGTGTAGAACACAGTGAGCCAGATCACACCAGTGCCACCAGCGTTCGCAGGCGCGTTTACAACGCCAGTGATCTTGGTTTTGTTGGTGAAGGTTTTAGGCCCGCTTTTCAGCGTTCCATTGAGCGGCAGGAAGATGGACACTTCCGGCTTCAGTTCGGTCACGGCATCCCCGGTAATCACACCAAAGTTGCCAAGACCGTCAGTGTCGGCAGACTCAACACCGTTTTCAGCCCAGCCGATATCAATATCGAGAGCTTCCGTTCCAGTGTCAATGTCATCGCCACGCAGATGGCCGCCAATAATCGTTGCGCCTGCCGGAATAAAGCAGAACTCAAGGATATCAGCAGCGGTTGGGTTTGTTGCCAGGGTAATAGAACCCGTTGCAACGTGCAGCACACCACGTCCCACGCTTTCAAACACGGGAAACGATGCAGCTGCTTCAGGGGCAGTAAGAGTAGCCATAGTTCAATCCTCCTTAAGCGTCAGCGACAGCGGCAAAGAACCCGGTCAGCAGACCGTTGTCTTTTGTATTGCCAGTGTCAGTTGTAGAAGAGGTGCCGAAACGCATTTTCTCAACACCGTCGATGATGTTGACGGAAACGCCTTTCTTGTCTTCGTAGTCGCGTTCATCGGTGATCGTGTAGGTGGGTTTGGCAATGGCATAGGCCAGAGATTGCGCACCGCAGAAATACACCGGAGACACGTCGATGCTGCCAGCACCAACACCAGTCAGAACCGGGATATCGTCGATCTCATGGATCACAACGTTATCCCACAGCAGATCACCACCACGGAACAGCGGGTTGTCCTTGCTGCGCGGCAGAGCGTCACGCTGGGCCTGCATCAGAACAGTGTCACGCTTCAGATCCCGGAACGTGCGCGTGCCGCAAAACAGCACGAACGAACGGGTATCTTGACCAACGCGAATCGGGCGAATCTTGGGCGAAGCCTCAAGAGCCATCCGCTTCATCAGGTCAATGCTGGCGGTCGTCAGTTTGTCGTTGGTGTTGTCCACGTTGGCAAGCGCCGTGGCGTGTACCAGAGAGGAGCTATTGCCCTTGGCGTTACCATACAGCACACGGTCAACGTTGTTGGTCAGCCATGTGTTGCGCTGGCCAGCCGTAGCCGAACCATAAGCAACGCCGTCAATGGAACCCAGTGCGGCAATCATACGATCACGCACGTTTTCCATCATCCAGTTCATGAGGACTTCGCGGCCAGCATCACGCAAGCCGATTGCGCTGTACTGTTCTTCGATTTCCGGCACGATGACTGCATGACGGCGCTTGTTCACGTTGACCGTGAACGAACGGGTACGCAGGTCTTCCTCGGCACCTTCAAGCGTGGCCGAACCAATAACACCAGCGCCAATCAGCCTGTTGGCGAGAGCAAAGGTAACGGTTTTGCCTTTGGCGTTACGCAGATCGTTGTTCAGCTGGATAACGCTGTTGGTGTCAGTCCCCATGTAGGACTTGAACCGGTTTTCTTGGAGATATTGCGTAAAAAACGCACTATCCCAGCGTTGGACGGTTAGGCCCGTCGCGGCCCGTGATTCTGCCATAATGACTCCTATCGTCTGGCGGCTTTAAGGATTGCTCCGATGTCCAGCGCATCCGGGGCTTCATCAGCTTCCGGCTTTACGTTTGGCACATCGGATAAGGTTGTCGGGATGGACGAAGGCAGTTTCCCGCCCTTTTGGCCGTACTTGGCTGCCAGTTCTGCCTCAATTTTGGCCCGCAGTTCCTTTTCATATGCAGCCATGTCATTCGGCATGGACTTCACAGAGAGGAATTTTGAGCCTTCCTGATAAGCAAACCCGGCAGGGTTGGGATGTTGAAGCATCTGCTGATAAAGCGTGGGATTCTGTTGAATCGCATCTTTAAAAGCGTCGATCTTCTCTTGTGCATCAGGCTTTGATTCAAACAGAATCGCTTCAGACATGTTAATCATGTCACGGCGAGCTGCTGCATACGCTTCCATCTGCACCCGTCTCAGAACCTCAGCGGGATTGCTGAAAAGATCGTCCTCGGTGGTATCCTCTTTCGCAGGTTCGGCTTGCGCCTTCAGCTGCGCCAATTCGGCTTCAAGACGTTGACGTTTTTCGCGTTCGTCCAAGAGTGCATTGATCGGGATGAAACGTTCATCTTTCGCTGGTGCTTGTGATTCCGCAGGCGGCGCGGATTCCTCTTTAACGCCCTCATCCTTCACTTCTTCGGTCTGTTCCGGTTCCTGCTGCTGTTCGGGCTTATCGGCCTCCACTTCAGCGCCAGTCAGTGATTCGTAAAGGTTTTCAAGTCCTTGGCTCATGATCGTTTATCCTATATCGCCCGTGCTGCGGCGGCCAGATCGCCCGATTACCCGGCGGCGGTAACTCCTTGCGGGAGTGTCTGTTGCGGCTGCATTGCCTGCGCCACATCAAGGCGGCTACCCACTTGGGTCTGCCCGGCCTTGGCGAGGTTAAGCTGCGCCTGTGATTCGTTTTTGACGGTCTCGGATTCCATCTTGCGGGCTTCTGCCTCAGCGCGTGGATCTGGTGCACCCTGCCCTTGCCGCATCATTTCAAGAAGCTGCTTTTTGTTGCGGAGGCTACTGGCTTCAATCAGCACATCCGGCGGAATCGGCACACCAGCGCCCGCCATTTGTGCGAGTTGTTCAAACTGTTCAGATTGCAGAGTGATGATGTCGGGCTGCTCTTCGATGTAAATGTCCACATCCAGCTCGGCGACTTCGTTTTCAGTCTCAACCACCTGCTGCGCGCGAGGATCCTGCAGCGCCATTTGCAGTTCCTGCGCCCGTGCTTGCTGTTCTTCCGGCGGCAGTTGCTCAAACCGCTGTTGCATCATCTCGCCAGCGGTAACTGGCTTGTTAAGCCCCACAAAGCGCAGGTTGTTTTCGTCGTCTGTAACCCGCACCCAACGCTCTTCCGTCCAATACTGGCGGACAAGTTGCCAGCACCGGCGCAATATGGTCAAATGCCAGTCCCGCAGCGCATCCATCAGCGGCTGCAATTCCGTTGCGCCGCCCTGCTGTTGCGCCTGAATGGCTTTGCCGGACAACCCCAGTTGATCCTTGCCCATCAGGGCAGCATTTGCGCCGGTCAGGTCAATCTCATTCTTGGCCTCGGCCAGTAGCTCAAACTGCCCTTGCGCCATGTC